AAACTGACTGATTGTTGGGATCAGCCACTCTGAAGCGCCAGAATCAGTTTTGATAGGAAAGCCTTCTTTGAACTCACCTCGAACGTTCTTTACAACAAGCTCGACAACAGAGTAGCGTGATGAGTATCTTACTTTCAGACTCTGTACATCTGCGTATGCATACTCAAAAATATTTTCGAAGACTTCTCTTTTCTGAAAAATTGTTTGAAACTCAAACTGCTCGAAGTTCCCAGAGTTTGTGATCAACATCACAGATTCGCCAGAAACGTAGACACCATCAGATGCTCTTAATATATTCTCTTTCGGCAGATATATGCTCGTATCCTGTTCGTTGAACAAAACTCTGAACAGAAACTTATAAGAAGCATGAGAGCCACGCGACAGATTGAATTTTCGAGACCATTTGATGAACAATTCTTTGTTGATCAGAACTTTTTCTGGAGCATTCTTCAGAAGCTCGTCTTTGAGATAAGATACATACCCATCTAGCGATTCATCTAAATCAAAACGAGTTAAATGTTCTTTTATAGCAGTGTTAGAGCCAGATTCAGAATTGAGCCATTCGTGATAGCCCTTAAGAAACTCAACAAAGTTAGGATAATCCTCTTTGATGTAGTCAGCTATTTGACTTCTGATTGTGTCTACTGTTGTAACATTAGTCATTTAATACAAACATCCTGACAGCATTAATTGTAGCGACAGCATTATCAGCCACTCTATAATTATCTCTCGTAGTCTTAGCATACAATCTGATTGTTGAATCTAATTGCAGAAAGTTTGTAGAGAATTCAACATAACCAGTTTGATAATTAATAGTTCCGACTTCTTGAACAGAAATTAACTGATTTGTGTTTTTGTACGAAATATAGACAATACCAGAATCATCGTATAGTTTGTGTTCTGTCGCATTAAGACTAATCACGAAGTTTGTAGCTGATAGCGAACCGGGTTTCAGTGCATCTGCAAAACGAACAATGTAGTTTGGATTAGCAAAACTACGCACAGTTAGATCGTTGTAGATAGTCTTTTCGATTGAAACAGACAAGACACCTTTGAGATTCATGATAAGGTCAATTAATTTTGCTTGGTTATACCGTTGTGTGAATTGCCCAAGATTAGCGTCAGTGAATTTAGACACGATTGTATTGATGTCTGTAGATAATTGATTGAACGTTTTTGAGGTTCTAGTTGCATCGATAGAAAAAGAAATATCAAGATCGATTCCAAAGATTGTAGGATCAACGAAACGTGCGGTGACAGAGCCGACTGTGTAATCAGTAAATGACTCTAACATCTGTTGTTTGATATTTTCTGTGATCGTTGTGAAGTCCTCTGTCAAGACAGAGAGTAAGACGACACCGTACTGTGGAGGCTCATTCGTCTCACCACCCCAAGCCTTGACATCGTTCACGAAGGGAAAGTTTCTCTTCACAAATATCTCATAATCTATCGGATTCAACAATCTGTCTTGAGCCTGATACGAATAAGGTGCTAAGAATCTAACATCATCAATAGTCTCTCTGTCCGATCCACCATATGAATCATTCGTGACATTAAATGTAACATCAGAATAGTCTTCGATGACAGATGCAGAAACAACAGACTTTGCGCCATTTGCGTGTTCGTCTTCTGTGTTGATATATGACACTTCAATGACAGCGGCATCAGCAGGCTCAACACCAATGACGTTTTTACCAAATTCGATGTTTGTAAAACCTTCATTATCTTCTGACAAGAAATACACGAACGATGTTGACGAAAGTTCTGTGATATTTCGTGCAAGAAAGTATTGTCTTGGATTCACTAACGCATTGGATGGATAGACAATCAATTTCAGTGTCGATCTGTCTATTTTGTCGTTAGGAATTCTAACTTTTCTCATCTCAGAGTCGTAGTTGATTTTGTTTGTTATCATTTGGCCCTGATACAAAGTGATGTCAATAGCTTCAAAAGATTGTGTCGATGTATTATATCGAAGGATATGTGGATCAATGTTTGTGAAAGAGTAAGAGTTTCCACCGACAGATGTGATGAAGTTTGTGTCTGTGTTCATTTCAATAACATCAGCAGAAGTCAGTCCAGTAGTGGATGCTGGCTTAACTGATACATCACCAAGCATTCTACTAGCTGTGTACGAACGTGCAGTGTATGATAGTCTCTGAGCGTGTGAGACGACATTACCTCTGATCTGTGCAGTGTCGATGAATGACTCATTAGCAAGCATGTTAGCAATGATTGCTGTATACGTGTCATCGTGAATCAACAGATCAACTATCGTGTTTAATATAGAACCCTCGAAGTTGTAGTCAGAAAAAGTTTCTGTTGACTTCAAGTATTCGATCAGTGATAGTTTTCTATCATCTTTGTCCAGTGATATAACTTGTATCTGTTGTGTGGACATTTATTATTTTATCCTAAGCTTAGACTGTATATTTGTTCTTCACTGTTATTTACTTCAAAATAATATATGTCAACTACTAGATCATATCTGTCTTTTCTGACAACGACCTCATTGATTTCCACCTCTGGCTCAAATACTTCAACAACTTCAATGATTCTTGACTTGAGTGACAGCACATCAGTGTTTGACATCTGTTCGAATAGGTATGATGTCACTGATGATGCAGGATCGAGATTGAAACCGCGCTCATAGAAGTTTGTCATGATTAGATTTTTCAATGCCTGTTTTCTTGCAGCACTTTCTGTCTTCACTGTCAAATCACCAGTCAATGGATGTTTTGAAAATGAAATGTCGATATCTTTTCTCATGACTTTCTAATCTCTGGATCGAACATGTCTAATTGAGCAGAAAATGAATCAGACGATGTTTTTGAAAAGCCTGATGATTTATTTAATGGCTCATCTGTATCCTGTTGTATATCGCCTTTACTGTCCACGTCCTGCGAATGTTTGTGATCAGCGCCAGACACGCCAGAGCTAATATGATCTGTTGATTTAGAAACGCCAAGCACATCTAGATCAGAATCTATGATGACTTTGTTTGCTTTGATGTAGTATTCGCCCATGATGTTTTGTTGAACGTTTCCTGTGACGACTTGATTTACGTTACCGTTGATGAAGATGAACTTATTTGAAAGATCGATTTCAAATGAATCGCCTAGTGTCTTATCGACTTTAGAGCCATCTGGATGAAACTCTACGAAAGAGCCAGTTCTGTGGTTGATTGAGATTCTTTCGTGACCCTGTGTGTCATCGTACTCAACAACATGGCCAGATCGTGTTTCAAAAACTTTGTTGTTTGGATATTTAGCATCATAGTCAGATTGTGGCTCTGACCACGTTCCTGACTTAGCAGATGGAATATTTTTAACTGTGTTGTTGAGTTTCCAGCCGACGATTGTTTTACTTATGTTTTCGTTTCGTGCCATTCTATTGACATCTGATTCGTTAACATACAGTGGATAGATTGACTCTGGATCAGAGAAACCCATTGTTGATAATGTTTGTTCTGTGATTATGCCCTTGATCGATGAGATGATTACACCTGACTGAAGTTCTTTGTCGATGAAGAAGCCGAAGACAGTATCGCCTTGAACATAAGAGTGATTAGAGCCAAGACCAGAAATGGAACTCTGATTAGATGATGTGCAGAAGAACCACACTAACAGATCAGTCGCGATAAACTGTTTGTTGTTTGTGTGATACCCAAAACATCGAACTTGAACCCGATCAAGTTTCTCTGGATCAGTCACGTTCTCTATCACGCCAAAGAATGGACTTAGTGCTTCTGTATCAATCATGATTTTTCGTATGCATCCTTTTGTATCATAATATCTTGATAATAAGACATGTTATTACAATAATGTCTGATTGCTGTTATCAAGAATTTACCAGAAATATAGTCATCGTGATTTTCGATGTCAGTGACAAACTTAGGAAGTATCGCTGTGCAGCAATCTCCCGCTTTGAGTTTCGAGTCACCGAATGTGAAAATTTGGTATCTATTTCTATAAATCTCTTGTTTTGTGAATCTTGAATTCGTTATGTTTGTGTGATCATCTCTATTATT